AAGTGCTAGTCGTACGCTACGACTTCCAAAGGTACAGAAGTACATGATGGAATGTGTAGCTAAGACGATAGGACTTGGTGCAGTTACCGCCAGTAAGAAGATGGTCGAACTATCCAACAGTGCAAAGTCTGAATACGTACAGCTAGAAGCTAGTAAAGATATTCTAGACAGGGTAGGACTGCGTACACCAGATAAGGTGTCACACACGCACGTAGGAGATATAAAGGTTAGTATCGATCTTGGATAAACTAGCAGCGGGGGTTAAAAACTAACAGCTGTAGGTAGTGATAGATGTCGTACACACAACAAGGTTAAAAAAAGTAAATTGTGCATAGACAAAAATAATTCAAAGATTTAAGGTAAATTGTCTTTAGACGAAAACTACGAGAGGGTTACTCTCACGCCTAGCTAGGCAATAAAAATTATGACTAAAAAAAGTACAGTAAATAAAGCTGGTAACTATACGAAACCAACAATGCGTAAAAAAATATTTCAACGCATTAAATCACAAGCAAGTCATGGTACTGCTGCTGGTAAATGGTCAGCTCGTAAAGCACAGGCACTAGCTAAGGCTTACAAGAAAGCTGGAGGAGGATATAGATAATGCTTAAAGGTAATCAAAAGAAATTAGATAAGAATAGAGATGGTAAAATCTCAGGAGCAGACTTTAAATTATTAAAGAAAAAGAAGAAAAATGGCACTCGCAAAAAGTCAAAGAAGCCTTAAAGCTTGGGGTAAACAGAAATGGCGTACCAAATCTGGAAAGAAATCAAGTGAAACAGGTGAAAGATACCTCCCAGAAAAAGCAATTAAAGCTCTTAGCTCTAGCGAGTATGCAAGAACTACAAAAGAAAAAAGAAAAGCAAAGAAAAAAGGCAAACAAGTATCTAAACAGCCAAAATCAATCGCTGCGAAAGTACGAAAGTATAGGCAATTTAGTTAGAAAGGACATATTATGGCTAAATCATTAACAGAACGACAAAAAAACACTCTTAAAAAGCATTCTAAACATCATTCTTCTAAGCATATGACTATGATGAGAAAAGAAATGCGAGCTGGAAAGTCGTTTAGTGCTGCACATAAAAAAGCACAGAAAAAAGTTGGGACCTAGTGGTAGCAAAAAAATATCAGAATCCAAAAGGTGGACTTAATGCTGCTGGTAGAAAATATTTTAAAAGAAAAGAAGGAAGTAATTTAAAATCTCCAGTAAAAAAAGGTGTTAATCCACGAAGAATTTCTTTTGCTGCCAGATTTGCTGGTATGAAAGGTCCAATGAAAGATGAAAAAGGTCGCCCAACAAGGAAGGCACTGGCACTTAGGGCATGGGGTTTTCGCTCCGTTGAATCAGCCAGAAACTTTGCTAATAGAAATAAGAAAAAGTGAATTGAAAATCATTTAGCTTTTATATATTGATTGTAGTTTACCCCAAATCAAATATAAAGGAGAAATGAAAAACATGGACTTAGATGGCATTGTAAAAAGAGTTGACGAATTAAAAGATGAAGTTAATGATATTAAAGAGATTAACAAGGTGTTAATGGATAAGTTGCAAAAAGCATATCAGGATAGGATAGAACTTCGAGCGACTAATCATAACTTAACAAACAAACTACAAGGAGTTGCAAATGCCAATGGGTAAAGGAACTTATGGATCAAAGAAAGGTAGACCAGCTAAAGCATCTAAGATGAAAAAAGCTGCTATGCCTAAAAAGAAAAAGATGCCTAAGAAAAAAGCTATGATGAATTACTAGTGTCAAGTAAAGCTAAAAGAAAAGGCACAAGAGTAGAAAACGAAATAGTAAAACTGTTTCAAGCTGAAGGATTTAATGCCAGAAGGCAACCTCTTTCAGGAGCTATACAAGACTTTCCCCACGATGTGCAGATTTCTGATCTCTTTGATGGAACTAACATAGAAGTCAAAGCCAGAAAGAATGGGGAAGGTTTTGCTCAATTAGATAAATGGAAAGGATCAGCTGATCTTTTAATATTAAAGAAAGACTTTTCTAATCCAATGGTGTATCTTGATTGGAATTTATTTAAGGAGTTTTTGTATGAGTATAGACGATCCAGACAAGGTAGTGAATCTGGAGAACAGGCAACTGTTCAACATAAGTTATCAGGAGAGGCAAAGACTAAGAAAGATAGTAAGAATGGTACACCTAAGATTCCTTCCAGAAAGTTCGATAACGGACAAGGAATGCGACAAGGTAATAGAAAGTCTTGGCCCAAAAATCAGAGAAAAATTGCTAGTAGAACATTTAAACAAAGTAAAATAGATGGCCCAACTCAATTACAAAGCAGATGGCAATACCTTAAAAGCGTTTCTCAAGGGAAATGACTTTTTTAGAGGACTAAGAGGACCAGTAGGTAGTGGCAAGTCTGTCGCTTGTTGTATTGAGATACTTAGAAGAAGTCTCTTACAGAAAAAAAACGCACAAGGAAAAAGAAAATCCCGCTGGGCCGTTATTAGGAACACTAATCCGCAGCTTAAAACGACTACTATTAAAACATGGTTAGATTGGTTTCCTGAAAATGAATGGGGAACATTTCAATGGAGTGTACCTTACACACATAGAATAACAGTAGGTGAATTAGATTTAGAAGTTATCTTCCTAGCATTAGATAGACCTGAAGATGTAAAAAAATTACTATCATTAGAACTTACAGGAGTATGGGTAAACGAAGCAAGAGAGCTGCCAAAGTCAATTATAGATGCTTGTACTATGAGGGTAGGTAGATTTCCTAGTATGAGAGATGGTGGTGCATCTTGGTATGGTGTTATTGCAGATACAAACGCACCAGAAGAAGATCATTGGTGGCCTATTATGGCTGGAGATGTACCAGTACCAGATCATTTATCAAGAGAAGAAGCATTAATGCTAGTTAAACCTGATAACTGGAGTTTTCATACTCAACCATCAGCTATGACAGAAAAAAAGAGTAAAGATGGAACTTTAGAAGGATATGAAGAAAATATTTCATGTGAAAACAAAAATAATCTTACACCTGATTATTATAATAATATTATCAAAGGTAAAACAAAAGGTTGGATAGATGTTTATGTAATGAATAAACTAGGATCATTAGAAGATGGCAAACCAGTATATCCTAGTTGGAATCAAGAAGCACATTTATCAAAAGAAGATTTAGAAGCTGGTCCAATGACTGTATTTATTGGAATAGATTTTGGATTAACACCAGCTGCAGTCTTTGGTCAAAAGCTACCTAATGGTAAATGGTTAATATTACAGGAGCTAGTTTGTTTTGATATGGGTATAGCTAGATTTAGTGAACTTCTAAAGCATGAGATAGCAAAGAATTATAGAAACTTAGATATAGAAATATATGGTGATCCAGCTGGAGATTTTAGAGCTCAAACAGATGAGACAACACCATTTCAAATACTAAGACAAAATGGATTGATGGGTAAACCTACACATAGTAATGATGTAGCTCTTAGAATAGAATCAGTAGAAACAGCATTAGGTAGATTAATAGAAGGACAATCTGGTTTTATTGTAGATCATAGATGTATAAATCTAAAAAAAGGTTTTAATGGTGGTTATTTTTACAGAAGATTACAAACATCAGGAGATAGATATGATGAAAAGCCAATGAAGAATAGATACTCTCATGTTCATGATGCTTTACAATATTTAATGTTAGGAGCTGGAGAAGGTAAACAGCTAATATCTGGTAGAGCAAAAAAACCAACAGTTGTTAAGACTAGAGGTTGGAATATATTTGGAGATAAAAAAAGAAGAAGTATATGGCAAAACAGAATGAATGGTTAGTATTCTTTTATCAAAACGAAGATTACCATAATACACATAGATTTTTTAAAAAAGGTTTTAAACACTGTGGAGTTATGGGATACGATCCTGAAAAAAAAGTATGGATATTAATAGAAACTTTATTTGGTCAATTATTAATAGAAGTTCTTACAGAAACTAAAGTAGACGCTATATTTAGAATGATAAAACAAAAGAAAGGTCATATAGTAAAAGTACCAGTTAAGAAAAAAATACCAAGATTCCCAGTCATAATGGGAAGTTGGATAAAAGAACATTCATGTGTAAGTTATGTGCAAAGATTGATAGGAATGAGCAAATTTTGGGTATTTACACCCTATCAGCTATATTGTGCGTTGAAAAAAGATGGATATTGTGAAATAGACATTTGATATGGGTGCTTTTAAGAAACCAAAATATGAAGAAACTGCTGCAGATAAAGCAGTAAGAGAAGATATAGAAAGAAGAAGGCAAGAAGAATTAGAAGAACAAAGAAAAAATGAAGAAGCAAAAAAGAAATTAAAAAGAAGAAAAGCCAAAGGATTAGTAGGACAAAGATCAATGTTTTCTAGAGCTGGTGGCAGAGGATTTTATCAAGAAGGAAAGAAAACATGAGCAGTAATAAAGGAACTTCTTCAAATTCAGGTGGTAATAATGGAGGTAGAGGTTCAGGTTATCAAGAAACTAATAGAAGAAAAAATGAAGTTGATCCTAGAGTTTTAAACGAAGGTAAAAAACAAGTTAAAAAAGCAATTAAAGGTAAAGATATGTATGGAGGTACAGCAAGTACAGCTACAAATGAGTTTCTTGTATCTATTGGTGAAGCTACAAAAGGATCACAAAATCCTGATGGATCATTTAATTATATGCTTACTAGCAAAGGATATGAAATGAAATATGGACAGAAACCCGGTGGTGCAGCGCCAGCAATGGGAACTGGTAATCCAGCTGGTATACTTACAAGCACAAAAATATCAAAAGAAATGTTTGAATCACAACAAAAATTAAAAACAGCAATAGCTGGTGGAATGGCTTTAATGGGTGTTCCAATTATACCAAGTGCTATGGCTTTTGACGCAAGAAGGACATCATTTGAAAACTATTCTAATAATTTTGCAAAAGCACAATCATCAACATCATTTACTGCAAGAGTAAATACAGGTAGTGGAACTAATGTAAATGATAGTGCAATGGAAACTGCAAATACTAACGAACAAGATTCTGCATCTACAAATTATAGAACTGATGCAGAAAGAAAACTAGCATTAAGTAGAAATGCAGAAGCATTAAAAGCATCTAGAAAGTTTTTTAATAGTTCTAATCAATTAATTACAGGGAGTATGGTGTAATGGTTTATATAGATGTACCTGAAAAGAATAACATTGGGGATCAAACAAGTAGCTACAAAATGTTTTTTAAAAAATATCAAGATGCAGAAAGTATCTTTGATCATTGGAAAGATAAATATGAAGAAGCATACGAATATACTATGCCACAAAGAGAATCTTTTTATGAAGAAACTGTTGGGCAAAGAAGAACAGATAAAATATTTGATGAAACTGCAGTAGTAGGAATACAAGAATTTGCTAGTAGATTACAAGCTGGT